AAATAAATGTAACAGATGGCGAAGTAATGCTGAGCATCATTGACCCTGTTAATGTTTCGTCTGTGTTAAAAGTCCCTGGCAATGCCCGAATTGATGATAAAGTGAAAATGAAACCTGATGAATTTAGTGATGGGCGATTGTTTGATATCGTAAGGAAAAGAGATGGTGTATTTGATGGGAATATTTATTATTTTGGTTTTAATAAGCCTACAAACGGAACAAGGTCAAGACCGGAATTACTTACAGTTCTTGACTGGTTGGATTTATTTGATCAGAGTATGTTTTCTGAACTACAGAGATGGTCTTTGCTAAGTTCTTTCTTCATTGATGTTGAGGTACAAGGGGCTAGCCCTGATGAGATGGATTATTATAAAAAAAAGAATTTCCCACATGGGAAGGCTCCTTCTCCAGGCTCCGTGTTTGTCCACAATGAAAAGATTAAACAGACAATTATGACTCCTGACCTTAAAGCAAACGACAAATCAGATATGGCTAAATTGCAACGCAAGCAAATCCTTTCAGGTACTAGAATGCAGCCCTGGATGTTCGGTGACCCTGATGGAACCAACCAGGGGGTTGCAAGAGAATCAGCAAGGCCGACTATCTGGTTGATGGAGAGAGATCAGCGTAGGGTGTCAACAATGATTTACACAATGTTGCATTTTAGTTTATTACAAGCTCAGGCCGCAGTAAAGCATACTGATGTCGGAGTTATTAATGAATCAACGAATATCTCATTTGACATTATTCATGGCCGGGTATTCCCTAAAGATTTAGTTTTAAACGCAGTAGCTTTTACTCAGCTAACAGCTTCTATTTCACAGCAAATAAGTGCTGGTTTAATATCTCAAGAGAACGCTAATAAAATCAATAGCAATATGATTAACGAATTGCTTGATATAGAAATTGATCCCGATGATTTAGTTGATGAATTAATGGCTCCGCCGGAAAAAGAGAATGAGCTAGAAGTGGACCCGATAACTGTGAATAATCTAATGGTGGAGTCTTATGGATAATGGAATTGATGCAAACAACATTGATAACAAGCAAAAAAGAAACAAAGAACTGAGTATTAAGTATTTAATGAGCCGGGTGATGAATCGTGCTATAGATACTTTGAGAAAAGAAAAGCCTAGCTCAAATGCATGGCCCCAATGTATCATTAAAGAATAAAACAATAGATGCCAACAAATGAAGAACGTTTCATCAGAAGACAGCTTGCGTTAATAAGAGAAGCGAATAAACTTGACGATGTTACAATAAAGAAAATAATACGTCATCTTCGTACGGCAAGGGTTGAATTGGCGGCAAGATTGTCTAGCGTACAACTTGATAACACTAATTTGGCTGCTATTAAGCAAATGATTGACCAGGAAATTAGGATTTTCGATAACGCTGCCCGTGCTGCTATTGCCGCAGATAGTGAAAAGGCCTTTTTTGCTGGTTCAGAAATAACAGATAGCGCTTTAAGCTTAACGGATGAAGGTAAGAGAATTCTTCAAGCTCTGCCGGCAATAGACGACTCGGTATTGATTGGTATGACTAATTTCTCGGGGGACCTGATTACGGGCGTTTCGAATGATCTCAGAAAGAACATCAACACCCAAATATTTCTTGGGGTTCAAGGTGAATTGCCTTTAAATGAAGTTATAAATAACATTGGTACATCGATTAAAAAAGGTGTGTTTAGAAGCGCAAAAGCCCGCGCTGAATTCGTGACGAGAACTGAAATCAATAGAGTTTTAAGTGTATCACAAGATTTAAGGGCAAAAGAAATAGCGATAGTCGCCCCGAAAACTGAAAAGTTTTGGCTTACCGCTGGAGATGGCCGAGTGAGAAAGACTCATGTCGAAGTCGGGGCCCAAACGAACCCGGCATCAGGCGGGACCCCGATAGGAATAAATAAAGATTTTATTGTTGGTGGGTTTCCAGCAAAGGGCCCGTATGATCCAAGGCTACCAGCCAAAGAAGTAGTAAATTGTCGATGCAGGCGAGTGTTAGTGATGAGAAATTAATAAAAAAAGAGATTATAACCATGAGTATCGTTTGCTGCCGTGTTACCGAAGAATACATTGAAATTGCTTCAGATTCGATCTCTGTGCGGGGATGGACCCAGGAAAAAGGCAAAGATAAATTCTCAAAGCTTTGCAAGATAAATGGATTGATTATCGGCAGTGTAGGCTATGCCGAAGAAGCAAGCCTGCTGCAGATGTACAGCAAAAGCCGTAAACCAGAAGCTGCATCTGAAGATGCAATCCTGATTTTTTTAGGTGAGTTTGTTGAATGGAAGAAAAAGCGCACGGATAAAAGCGACTTGTCAAATTCCTATATCATTATATTTGAAAAGAAAGCGTTTTATATCAGCGATTTCTTTGTGACAGAAATACTAGAATACGAAGCCATTGGCGCTGGCGAGGATTTTGCGTTGGCTGCTTTGTTTTTAAACCACGATACTAAAAAAGCAACAAAAACCGCTTGTGAATTATCAATTTATTGCGAAGAACCGATAATTTATTTTAAAATTGATCGGACATAACAGATAAAATTTAATTAGAAGAAAAGGAGAATTAAAATGTATCATCTAAGTGAAAAGCAATTAAAACAAGTCCATTCTGCTCGCAATAAACTAGGGAGGACTATCAAGAATGTGTTATGTTACGACAAACAAAAAGATGGTTCTTATAATTTTGCAGTAAAAATAAAGCAGGTAGAAAATGGCAAAACATTCATCACCAATGATAAATTCAACTTTAGATTTGATCAGATGCCAAAGCTGTCAACGAGTGCTCCTGCAGGGGGATCAAAGCGTCCTTCTAATAAAGAATAGAGTATCAAATTTTGCACAGATAAGATATATTATTTCGGGGGGTTATAATGTAAAAATTGTTTGTGCATGCGGGGCGCAAGTTATTAAGAAAGGTCAGTTAAGTAATGAAGAACATCTCAAAAAATAAAGCATGTGAAACATGATGGGCATGTGAAACGGTTGCTCGTCTAAGGTCGCTCCTTATACGGCTATGTACCAGTTAATATCCATGTGACAGCCGGGAAAGACCGGCGTCTATATAATACTTCTTGACATTGGCATGAATCCTTTTATCCTGTATCATACTGTTAAGTGACATAATAAATTTGGTTCGTTTTATTAAACCGCCGTGAGCGTAAGTTCGCGGCGGTTTTTTTTGTTTATGGATGGTTTATGATAGTTAAAAAAGATGGCAAATTCGTTTTAATGTCAAAAGACGGTGTGAAAGTACTCGGCACTTTTGACACTGAAGAAGACGCAAAAAAGAGAGAGCGTGAAATTCAATCCTTTTCCGAATCTTGCAGAGTTTTAGAAGCTGGCAAAGAAGGGAAAGAATTTGAAGTTGTTCTTATCGAGCCAGGGAAATCCAAGAACGGGATCACCTACCCAGCCGAACTACTCAAGAGATCGGTTTCTCTGTTTGAAGGAGTGCAAGCTTTTGCATGGCAGTTCGGAAAGTTCGATCATCTGCCTGATGAAGTTGATAGAAAAGGTGGCTTTCTCAAAAATCTTGTTGGCCAGTATGTTAATGCAAGATTCGTTGAAGGGACGGGAGTTGTTGCCACCTTCAAGGTAGCTGCTCAGTGGTTGAGAGATTTGCTTAAGAACAGTATTGAATCAGGAATCAAATTACCTGGGTTCTCGATCGATGGAAAGGGGAGAGTCCATGAGTCGATAGTGCAGGAATTTTACAAAATAGATGAAGTCACAGTTGTCAGCAATCCATCTGCTGGCGGAAAAGTGTTGCGAATGACCGCAAGTGAACAAAATAAGGAAAATGAGATGAACGATTTAATCAAAAGGTTGAATGAAGCCTTCAAGTTAGGTCTGCCGGGCGACGCAACGGTTGAACGTCTGGTAGAAGCAATTAGCACTATTAAGCCTAATGATGCGCAAGGCGGAGTGACTGTTAAGGAAGCACAGAAGCTAATCGATGAAGCCTTGGCGTTGAAAGAGTCCAAGGAAAAGAAAGCTAAAGAAAAGAAGGTCGCTGATGCAAACCTTATCGATTTAAAACTAAAAGAATCGAAACTTTCAGAATCATCGCTGAAAATGGTTCGAGCCACATTAAATGAATTTGATACAATTGAAGAATCTATCATTGATCGCGTCTTGACTCGCCAGCAAGATCTTGAAAAGAACTTGAAAGAGTCGGTTTTAAAAGTTGAAGGGCAAGAGAGAGGTCAAGGCATCCAGGTTGGAGATGAACGCCTTGATATAGTAACGAAGCGACTTGACGCCATGTGGAATTTCAATGAAATCGTTGATGGGGTTAAACCTTACGGTGGACTTCATGAAGCCGTTCATGATTGCTTGGGGTTTTATGGCGATAGCCTCGAAACAGCCCAAATTATTATGACAGCGATGAACCTGGGGAATAGACCGGCTGGAAGCAGGATGACTGAATCTGAATATCGAGGGTATTTGAAGGGGTCAAGTGACTTTGATAAATCATTCGCTCATTTCAGTCTCAAAGAGTCCACTACTACTACGGCAGATTTCGCAACTGCCCTTTCGAATTCTATGAACCGCTTCCTAATTAAAGCGTATCGCCAGCCAAACCGCCAGAATTGGCAAAAATTCGTAACTATTAAATCAGCAAAAGATTTTAGGCCATTACGTTCTGTCCGTATCGGAGGATTCGATGATCTGTCTGATGTCAACGAAGATCAGGCGTACTCTAATTTTGACAAACCAAGCGACGAGGAGTCTACATACTCGGTAACTAAGCATGGAAACACATATCCGGTTAGTATTGAAGCCATTACTGATGACGATATCGGCGTTATGCGCAGAAGCGTCCAGAAAATGGGCCAAGCGGCTATCAGGACTTTAAATAAAGCCGTGATGAACGTTTTTGTTACTAATGCGAATATGGACTACGATGCAACCCCTTTGTTTGACTCTTCCGGGCATAGCAACACGACTACATCGGCCCTGTCTTCTGCGACGTTACGAACTGGCCTTACTGCTATAGCAGACCAGACAGAACTAGACTCAGGAGAAATTTTAGGGTTACAAGCAGCGTATTTAATTGTCACGAGTGGAAATTGGGCGAATGCTCGGGATATATTAAATAACCGCGTCACGATGCTTGACGGTCGGGCAGAAACAGTGCCGAATGATTTTATTAATGATTTCGGCCTTGAATTGATCGTAGATCCTGATTTAACAACGCTGGACTCTCCTAGCAATAACAATTGGTATCTTGCTGTTTCCCCGAGTGATTCCGACGGTATTGATGTTTCCTTCTTGGGTGGGCGTCGCGAACCTGAGATGTTCGTGCAGAACCAGCAGACTGTTGGTTCTGTTTTTAATGCCGATGTGATAACCTGGAAAATCAGGCACATCTGGGCTGTAAAAGCAACTGAACACCGCGCGTTCTATAGTGGTATTGTAGCGTAATTTATAGGCCATTAATTTGGCCTTAATTTTAAATAAAGGACATAATATGCAATCAATTAAACATATTACGGGTGGCGATCGGCAGATTACGATAGTGCCAGCTCATGCGGCCGCAACCGCGACGGAATCATACCCGGTTTTTAGCGCTCCGTATGCGTGCGATATCAATGCGATTAAAGTTAATCCGATTACAGCGGTTTCAGGGGCGAACACAAATACTACGCACTTGAACTTCGATACCGCGTCGGCTGAGTTTGCGAATCTCGATCTTACATCCGGGAATGACCTAACCGCGAACATCGATAATTCAGTCACGATCTCAACTGCGACCAGTTTAACAGCGGGCCAAAATGTGGAAATTGAATTCGAGAAAGTAGGTACTGGATTGGCGGTCCCGGCGATGTTAGTAGTTATTGAATATACTTCAAACTAAAGGTGAAGAACGGGGCTTTGGCCCCTATTTATTATGGCAACTAGAACAGACAGTATTGCATTGATTCGATCTGTTTTGCAAATAACTGGCGCCGATGAACGCCTAACAAACACCGAGATTGGCGAAAGGTTCGACGAGGCTATTTTAAGGTTTTCGGGCGATTTTGCAAAACGGTCAAAATATACATCAATCGGTAATGGCAATATGACTTATAGATTACCGGCTGATTGGGTGCGTACTGTTTCATTTGTGGAAAAAATTGAATACCCAATTGGTTTTATACCGAAGTTGTTTGTCGACTCCAATGCGTTTGCTACGGAAGAAGCTGACGAAACTGGCAGGGCTGTCACGGGCACATCCGGGAATGACACAGCAACATTGACGACTGCAAGTGATGCTATTTTCTATCGAAAAGGTTTCCCCGTTACTATTTCTCAGGGAACTAACTTTGATGTTGTTTATTTGGCTGATGATGGGAATTTTTCTACCGGTGTATTATCTTTGTCTGCCAATCTTGCTAATACTTACACTACTGGAGCAACGGTTAGTATTGACGATTATGTGACTTTTACCGACAACGCTCCGAGTGCTAGCGAAGGCTTTGTTTTACATTATTCAACATCATACGTGTTGACTGATAGTGTTGATGATGTCCCGAGTACTTTTTATAATCCGCTGGTTAACTTGGCATCTGCGTTATGTGCTTACTCGATATCCGCTGAATTTGGAGACCATATTGATAGCACTATCAGCGCGGACGTTGTTGATTATCAAGCGAAATCCTTGGAATGGCGCACTATTGGCGAGAATTTAGAGAAGCAATATAATGACGTTATCAATAAAGGTGACAACGATGTTGTTGCCCATGGTTCTTACGTGGATGTGGACACTGTGATGTCAGACGGACGATCATGGATATTTCATAACAGGTTATCACGATGACTAGTGTAACGGTAACCGGTAATACTAAGAGTATCCCGAAAGAGATAGAGAAGCAACTGTTAAACGCCATGCTTTTTTCTACATCTCACCTGGAAAATAAGGTAGCAGAAAAAACACCTGTTAATTTTGGTATACTTCGAAATTCGATTACTTCGAAATCAACTCTGACTCGGGGCGTAGTGTTCGCACAGAATCCCGGAGCAAAGTATGTTGAATTTGTAGAGCGTGGCCGGCGTCCAGGTAAATTCCCGCCATGGGGAGTTGGATCAAGTTTGGAGCTGTGGGTACGAAGGGTTTTGAAGGTGTCCGGGAAGCGATTGCGTTCAACGTCTTATTTGGTGGCAAGAAAAATCGCTAAAAAAGTAACGAAAGCAGTGGAGATGTTTGAGACTACTGAGAAACAAGAAAAAAATAAAGTAATTAGATTTTATCAACGAGCAATAGGGCAAATTGAAAGGGTGACATCTGATGTCTAAATTAGAAAAAGTTTTAATAATTATAATTGTTGGGCTATTTGGATTTATGGCTGCATCAGAGGGTTACCAGATGGGCTATTTCCAAGGTCAGGGTTATATGATGGAAGCGGATCGGACTGGCTCTACATTAGAAGCGGGCGATTATACCATAATGATACCTGGCGCCCCATTTGAGACTTTGTACCATAAATGGAGCTCAGCCGGAAACGCCGACACGCTAGTGAAGCAGTTTTTAGATGCAGAAGGGGCATGGGTGACGATAGATTCTATTATTGTCACGTCGGACACTCTAACTCAGGCATGGAATGTAACTACGTCAGCCCAAGTGGTTGCAGATGAAATTAGGTATGGAAGGCGATCCGGCTCCAGTACGAGCGTGCAATTAGAACGTCAAGCATGGAATACAAGCGCTAGATGAGCTATGCAGCAATAACAGCAGAAATAAAAACGATTGTCGAGACAGCAGCGAATACAGCGAATGTTTATGAATATCTGCGATATGTCTCAAAAGAGAACGATTATAAGACGTTGTTTCAAAATGGAACAACGATAAACACGTGGCAAATATCAAGAGTAGCTGTTGTTTCGGAATTCGGTGGCACAGATGGGAACGTTGATAAGACCCATGAGTTTGCAATCAACGGGTTTTATTCATTAGATGATTCGGCTGCAAGTGAAAAAGTCTTTCAGCAAATCGTAGATAATGTGATGGACCAATTTGATTTAAAAACAAATAGTACTTTAAACGGATCGGTTTCCCATATGATTAGGCCATCACAATTAGAAGTTTTTGCTAATGATATGTATGGTTCTGTGGGTGGCCATGTATGTGAGATTAAAATATTTCCAGTTGAACTGGTAGTGAACTGCTAAATGAGTTGTTGCGGAGACAATATGAGTTACACAAGTGATATGCATCAGAAGATGACCGGTAAAACAAAAGGTATTTACAACGGCAATAAGCCAACTTACAGCCCTATATTCGGGCGATTAAATCCGAAGCAAGTTATCGTTTTGCCTGATGACTGGGATTTTAAAACACAGCCCTTATTTGAGCAATACAAAGAAAAGGATAAAAAATGAGCGTTGGACGTGATGTAACATTAGCTTATAGTGTAGGCTCTACTTGGGGCACCGCTGTCAGCGTGAATGCTGTTGATAAAGGTATTTTAACTAAAGACATTTCTGCCAGCTACAATACAGTAGAACAATTACCAGATGAATCTGCTGGCGTTAGCTTGTTAGAATTTATGGATAGTGGGAATATAGCGTCAGAATTCGGGTATTCCGGCGACTTGAGATTTGATGGGCAATTATGGGCACCTATTTTTACAATAATGGGCGCGGACCTCACTGCTGGGGCTGGCTCTGAGTACACCCATGGGGGTATTTTTGCCGACACTGCAAACACGTTTGGCACGATAGCTCTGTTTGATGGCGTGACGGTACGAGAAGGTGTTTCGTGGCTGCCAAATACATTCACAATCTCTGGCGATTCTGGTGGTATTGTCCAAGCATCTGTTTCCGGGATTGCACAAAACGTAATTTCTACTGGGCAAACTAATACCACACTGGGGAGTGTTACTTACACGACGAATGAAAATCGTGTGCCTTTTGGAGTAGGTGTTTTTTTATTCGAAGACTCATCATCTGGGTCGTTGACCACAACGGTATGTCCGTCTAGTTTTGAATTGACGGTAACAAGGAATTATGCCCTTGATTATACTGCATGCGATAATCCGCTAGCTACTCCGGGTCTAACCAGTATACCAGTGGAAGATGGCTTTCCGGAAATTACTCTAAAACTCACTTTTCCTGAATATACAAGTGCAGATGATTTAAATGATTTCAATGCAAATACTTTAAAAAAATGCCAAATCACTTTTGAAGGGGCTACTATATCCGCCGTTACGTATGTTGTAGTACTTAGTATGCCTGAGCTAAAGATAACCAGTTTTGAAAGCGATCCTAGTGGACCGGGCAGGATTCCTGAAACATTGGAAATGACGTCATTAAGAGCTCAGTCAGCGGTTGCAGGGATAAGCTCAGTTCAGCCTTTGGAGTTATTCGTAAGGAATACAACAGGCACAAGTTATTTACTATTATAATTTATTATTGAGGGCAAAAATGAAAATTAGCAAGGACAACAACCCAGAACAATGGTTTGACTATGATGATGATGAAAGGTACAAAATAAAATGGCTTTCATCGTTCGCCGTGAAAGGATTGACAGACTTATCTTTTCTCGATGACCATTTAATTGATTGGGAAGGGGTTTTAAACGATAATGATGAGCCAATAGAATGCAATATAAAAAACAAAAAGGCTTACGCATCAAATTTTCATACACAAAAAAGGATTCTATGGATGTTCAGAATGGCATTAAATACAAGCGGGTTTACTGACATTGATAGTATTAAAAAAAAATAAAAGAATTACTATATTGGCAGTTCGATCACAGTGGGGCTAGTTTAGAAAGCTGCGAAGAGTGTAAGACAGAGCGTAAGACAAGTGATCTTTGCCCCCGTTGCCCGTTTGCAAGTCGGCCCAATATCGATGCGGAAACGGGCAATTTTATTTCTGCTTACAATAAATTAGAGCAGGCAAAAGAATATGGGCTTTCTGAGTTGGCTCTTGAGATGTTGAATATTGATTCAGAATTTAAATATGAGAATTTGTTTGATGTATTTTCTGAAATTAAAAATATCTTTAATGAAAAAGCCGATAGAGATGCGGAGAAATTAAGGCGAAAACATGGCAATTAATATAGAAATAAATATTGATGCAAAAGATTTAAAAACTCTCGATGCTCAAGTCGGCAAAGTGACTGTTAATATCAGGAAGGACTTTAAAAAAGTTGATAGGTCTGTTAATAAAACAAAAAAATCTTTAAGCGGACTAAGCAAAGAGTTTTCTAATATAAAAAGAGTTCTTGCAGGCGGCATTGGCGTGGTTGTCTTAAGGCAATTTATTACTGCTGCGAGTGACGCTGAAGAGACCCAGAGTAAATTCAATACAGTATTTAAAGAAGCTGCTGATGTAAATAATCGGTTCTTTGAGCAATTTGCGAAGAATATAGGTCGGTCTACTCGCGATGTAAAAGAATGGGCTGCTAGTTTACAAGATACCTTTATCCCCTTGGGGTTTAGTGTTAGCAAGTCAGCCGAATTCTCACAGGCACTTGTTAAGCTTGGCGTTGATGTAGCGTCTTTCAATAATCAGGCTGACGCTGATGTGCTGAGAGATTTCCAGAGTGCGTTGGTAGGCAACACCGAGACCGTGCGCAAGTACGGGGTAATTATAACAGAATCCACCTTAAAGCAAGCTGCGCTTGATCGCGGCATGCTTAAAAACACAAAAACATTAACAGAGCTTGAAAAAGTTCAACTGCGTTACGAGTTATTGCTTGCAGGGACTAAGGACGCTCAGGGAGATGCCGAGAGAACCGCAGATAGTTACGCTAATCAGTTAAAACGCTTGCAGGCTAATTTTGAGGACGCATCGCAATCCGCAGGCGAATTATTGATCCCAGCGCTTAATGATATAGTTAAATCGATGAATTCTATGTTTATAAGCGTTGGTACTGGAGCGTCAATCTGGGATGTAATAGATGCAAAGTTTCAATCGTTGATTGGTATATCTGATGATTGGAATAAGTCTCTCCAAAAAGTAAACGAAACCGTCTTAAAGAATCAAAATATCTTAACTAATCTCAATGCGGAATATGAGAATGCTAGCACGTTTCAAAAAGTTCTTATCCAAATTCAAATTGATGCTGTAAAAAAGGGGGAAGAATTAAGCCGGCAACAAGCGGCTCTTGTGCTTACTAATCAACTTATTAAAAAAACTACAAAAGAAGTTTTGACCGAGAGAGCTAGGCTTAGCGAGACGACAGTAGTAGCGACATCAGCGGAAGAAAGATACGCAGAACAGCTTTTTAACACGGCCGAAACTACTAAGAAGTTAAAACAAGACGAGAATGCAAGATTAATTGCCCTTGAAAAAACAGCAAAAGAACAAGCAAAAATATCAGCTTTAAAAATAGCCAAAACCGGAGTAGATAAAGCCAAAGCTGAAGGATTCTCTCTTGACAAAGAAATTGCGGCACTAAAAGCGCGTCAAAGAGCCCTTGATTCAAGCGCTGGTATTGAAGAGATCGAAGCACAGCAACAAAAAAACGCTTTGATTCTTGAAGAATTAGATTCAAAAGTGCAAATGCAGCTGATAGCAGAAGACGAAGCCATTCAAACAGATCGCCAAATAACATTGGAAAAACAAAAAAAAGAAGCCATAGAAGCATCTAAAAACTCTCAAAGACAACTGGTTGCTATTGGTGCGAATGTTGCGCAAGCCCTTGCTGCTGGCGTCACGCAAGGCGAAAAGCTTGACGATGTCCTGGGGCGCGTAGCTAAACAGCTGGCCCAAAGGGCAGTTGCCGCATTCATAGGCGCGTCAATAGGGTTTGTTATTGGAGGGCCTGGCGGAGCAAAAACAGGCGCTCAACTAGCAGGCGGGTTCGCTGGCGGGGGTTCTTTCGTTGTGCCTGGGAAACCTTCCCTGGGTGACAACACACAGGTTTCTTTTAATGCGCGGGCAGGTGAGCGTATAACTGTAACGGAACCAGGTAAGAGTCCACAAGGAAACAGCTCTGTTAATTTAACAATAAACACGACGCAGCCAATCAACAGGCAGTTTGTTGCAAATGAATTAATCCCGCTGCTTGATAGAGAACAGAGACGGCTTGTATGATAACAACTAACGCTAATTACGATATTGAAAATGCCAAGCAAAACAAGTTTCCCATTTGGGTAGTTGAATTTGATGGTATCACTACTAAGTTTGCATCCGGGACTTATGCCGATATCTCAGCCAACCACAAAACATACATCGAAGACATAAAAATAAATAACAGGCATGAAATATTTGTAGATCCTAGATCGGGCAATAGTTACGCCGAGATAGATATAATTGATAAAGATGCAGAGATCACAAGCTTGATTTCTGCTGACAATTTACTTGGAATTCAAGCTACAATAAAACAAGGATTTAAAGCTTTAGATGAAGCTGATTTCCTAACTGTTTTGGTTGGCCGCATCGAGGAAATAGATGTGAATAAGGGCACTTACAAATTCACGGTTGAAGATTTGTTTCCGAAAAACGATGATATATTATTTCGCGGCATTATATCAGGAGATCTTCTCTCGACCATATCTAAAGCTGATTATGCGGCGCAATCCGCAGCTCCGATAACAGCAGGCTCTAGCGTTGCAGTGATTATGTCAGTTACGTTTTTCCCTATTCACCCGGATTTACGAGCGGGCGATGATCTATACTTAGACTCTGGTACTCCAGGCACGTCCGAGTGGGCCGAAGTTGAAAGTATTGATATATCGATATCCACAATAACTTTTGTAACTATAGTTAACAGTTATGGATCAGCTCCAACCATTGGCACTAGAAAAATAAATATAGGCTCAGCTTTGGCCACCAGCCTAAATACTTCTCTTGGTAATTATACGACTCCACCCTTCATATCGACGACGGATGCATACGTCATGATTGACCAAGAAGTTATAAAAGGTACTTATGATACAACTAATGGAATATTAATTCTACCAATAATTGTTGGGCGAGGGTTAGATGGCACTAACCGGGTGCAACATGTTAAAGGCACAAAAATTAAAGAGATTTATTATCTAGTTGATAAGCCTTTGCAGATTCTTTTAAATTTGCTTACAACCACAGCAGCGGGAACAAATGGGGCTTACGATATAGGACTGGAAAACTGGGGTCTTGGTATAGACAAAGATCTAGTTGATATATCCGGCATTATAGGGCTACAAACGGATTTTTTTAATGATTTTAATTGGCAGTTTACATTCTTATTCTCAGAGCCAAATGATGCTCTTAATGTTATGGCTGAAGATATTTTAAAGCCATTAGGACTTTTCCGATACATAAGTGATGGGGGAAAAATTAAGCTTGGGAAAATAGACCAATGGAACGATTTGATGTCTGTTGGCGATTTTAATAATGATGATTTTATTGCCGGGGCGCCAAGTTTAGAATATGAAAAAATTATAAATAAAACTGCATGGAATTATTTTTATGAGTGGGGCACAGGTAGCTTTAGAGTCAACCAGGGATTTAATTTAAGTGCATCCATAACTGAATACGGGGAGTTCCCAGAATTAGATGTAAGTTCTCGCGGTTTAAGGGCTACTGGTGGCACCGATTTTAAAACTTATTTACAAACTGAGCTGCACCGCAATCTTGTCCGTAGGTACGGTAATCCTGCTAATTTATTAGAATTGGAAACCAAATTTAAAAACAACATACTGGAACTTGGAGACGTGATAAGAATCACTCATTCCTTTGTACCCAATTTTTTTAATGGGGCTCTTGGACTTAGCAACCAACCGGTCCAGATACGTGTAATAGACTCCGGCACAAGTGGGGTTGATTTGAAAGTGGAAGTTCCGCCCAAAGAATATGTTGATGTCGGCGTTTATTCAGTTGTCACCGAGTCTGATATTAATGCTACGGCTGGCTCTAACGCTGATGCTGTCTACAACACAACGGACAGCGCACTTATACAGGGTGATGATGCAAAATATGATATTTCCGCCGGTATAAATATAGATGCAACCAGAGTCACGCTGAATATAGACTTCACTACAGATGCGGAAACTATAAGCCTTACCGCCAGAGTGGGAACGCTTGTTGGGCCGGGGATGACAGTTGTTGCCAGTGAGACAAAAGTATTCCCAGTTAACACGACAAATGGAGTTTTTATTTTTGATGGCTTAACATTAGCTAAGTACGACATTAAACTTGATTTCTTTGCCAGGACAGGAGCAACTCCGCCTGCCTTAGTTACGATATCAAGCCTAATATATGAGACAAACGGGATGGAATACGCGGAGATATAATGGCGAACTCAAGAATAAAATATGCAAATTCTTATTTAGAATTCGACAGACAATTAAATACATTCGAGAGTACCGACACGCAAGTCAGGGATGAATTTACAAGTATGTCCGGGACTAAAGAATTTCTTAATTACCACACCAAGAGAAGAATTAGGATTGGGCGTGAATTCGGTTCTCCTGGAGACGTTACCGGGTTAAGAAGTTTTTTTGAATTTGCAAAGGATGGATCTGAATTTTCGTTTGAGCGTGATCCTGATCTAGGGACTTACATCAACTTTGATGGTGAAGTTCGTGCAAATGATGGTCTCGACTACACTTATGTCGGCACATCTCATAATTATCATGCCAATAATATCGACCAAAGCCCTGCCAACGCTATTCTTTCATCGGCAGACGACACGAAGCCTCGTTTTGTGTCTGACCCACAAGAGAATTTTAAAAAAGGAATGTTTGTAGAAGGGAGCGGTACGAACCACCTATTAAGGTCAGAAGAGTTTGATGTTTCTCCGTGGGGCTTGCAGACCGGAGCGACGGTAGCGGCTAATTATGCATCGATCCCTGCCCCGGACGGGACATTCACGGCTGACAATGTAACAGCCCCTAATGTAAGTTCGGGATTATTGCAAACAACATCTACTGCTGTTACGTTCGATGGGAGCGGCAGTATTTACGTTTATGCCCTTGATGTTATGATTATAAGGGTTGTAATCGCGTCTTCAACGACTGGGAATTTAGTTGTTGAAGATGTTTCTATTGCTCCTTCCGCTGGCTGGCAGAGAATAGCGGCTTCTTATACTGGCGGTACTGCTGGTAATTTCAATTATTTCGTATTGAGCTTAACGGCTGGCGTTAATTTTCTGTTATGGGGGGCTCAATTAGAAACAAATTATACGCCTTCAAGCTATATCCAGTCTGTGTCAGCTAAAGGTTCGCGAGCTGGAGAATACCTGGAAATTCCTTTAAGTATTGATTATTTTGATAAGTCAACACAAGACCCTACTGGAGCAATGAGTAATAATTTCTCGTTTTGGGCGTTCCCTTTATGGGGGGGTAATGATACTGCGCAAAACTCTACTTTTTTTCAAGTTCTAGATTCAACCCATTTAAAACCGTTCATTGAATTCGCGTCGTTTGGCAGTACTACTTACAATATATTCGGATATGACGATACCGGGGTCACAGCAAAAGTGAACGAGATTCAATCGGCGAGCTACACTGGGGCCATGACTCATTACTTCATACAAATTAGCCACAGCCCTAACGGAGCGAAGAGAATAGCTAAAATATATGTCAATGGCACTTTATTGTCTGGCACTGGGTCTGGTACATTTAGCGATTATTCCCCTATATACCAACCGGACAGACTAATAATAGGCAACAAAGAAACAGCGGCCAATACAGCTAATATGATTATATCTGAATTTACCAGCTACAAGGATAGAGAGTTCACAGAAACAGAAATCCAAGAGCTTGCAGATAAAACCAAGCAACTTGGGTATTGTGCCAATAGGTACGAAGGATTGACATTAATAAATGATAGCTTTGTTGACGATGCCAGGCCGGGGATAGCGTCCAGGCCGTTTGAATTAGAATTCGAAAAGATAACATAATTAAAGATTTAATCCCAAAATGAAAGACAAAATAATGACAGCAGCGCGTGGATTGGATTTAAAAATAATTGCTTACGTTTTAACAGCATCAATTAGCAGCGGTGGTGGCGTATTAACTCTGGATAATATTTTTAGTAAAGATCATTCAAACGAGGTTCAGATCCTACAAAACAAAGTCCGGTCGCTTGAACTTGAAGGTGCTCGGTTGGACGGGGAAAATTTAAAACAAAAAGTAGACGACATTTATGAAATCGTTTTAAAACTTCAAGCAAAGGCGGAAACGAATGAAAAGTAAATTTGGATATGCTGTTGCTATAGTTATTATAGTTGGATTTTTTATTACTTTAATAACCTTGCTTCGGCACCCTGAAAGGTTTGAAAATATTATAGTTGCAGTCATTGGCGGGCTATTAACTTGCGTTGTGACAATTGTTAATTACTTTTGGGGTACATCGAAGAGCAGTGCCGACAAAACTGAATTATTGAATGGGGTTAAAAAATGAAAGAAGTAAATGCAGGGCTGATCGAGCAGAAATGTAAAATCGGCGTCGTTTTTGCTGACAACATCTCTAATGCGCTTTCAGAAATAATCCTTAATTCCAAGCAATTCGCTCATTTTGCTGAACTAGATCAAAACGACGACATAGAGCTAGATTGTAACAAGAATGATAAAATCAAACTAAAATACAAAATAAAAGCGAAGAGCATCGATGAGTTGCTTGTTGATGGCAAGGATTCGCTTGTTGATTCTATAATTAATGCAATTGTATCATTAAATGATATTTTAGATGAAATAAATGCAGCTTACAAAGATAAAGTTTGATTTTTTATGTTAATTGATTATATTATACGCACTTCTTTCTTTCCCCTGATGATCCCATCCCTACAGACATGAAACCACCAAGCTCGACCCACTTGGTGGTTTATTTTTTTATTATTGCGGAGTATTAAGAGCTAAAAGTATTCCGATTATTGCAAGCAAAAAACTTGTAATGTTACTTACTGTTTTGCCTGCTTCAGCAGTTAGCGCGTGTCCGATTATTCCGAATATAAGCGCGGCACCAAACACCATCCACATTACATTAATCCCCATGTTGCAATAGCAAACAAACCGCTTATCCAAGAATATTGCCATTTGTTAACGAGCGTGCCGTACAAAATATACTTTTTAGTTTCTCCGATAATGCTCCAGTACCACTTCTCGTCGTCGCCCGCCAGGCTATACCCACGCTCGAACCAGAACCAGTAGAAACTAAAGAACACCAGGATATTCAAAACAAGTTCAAAATAATCTACGCCGTGGTTACCGGCGTAGAAGTAAGCGAACGCAACGACAATGGTTTGTTTGTGCCGCTTTAAATGGTATAAGCTTGCGCTGATCCATGATGGCTGATTGAACTTATATCCTTCAATTAACCCGGTTAACAACCCGTAAAAGCCTGATACTAATAATATCATAACACACTCCATATTAAGTATATAATTAAAGAAACACAAAGAAATGGTGCTCCGGAAAGGTTCTCGTCAGTAAAAAATTCTTTAGTTAGTTCAGCCGAGAACTCAAGTTTTTTTGATTCTTCTACAAATTTTCTGATTGATCCCATGGCTACCCTTTAGCTATGTAGCGAATAAAAAACATAAATATTACAAATATTAGAATGCCTAGCCCAGCGACGCCGCCATCCTTGGTTTGGAGCAGTATGTATATGATGCCGACTATAAATAGTCCCCAAAAAGCTACGATACCAAATTCTGGCTTAACTACGAACCCAATACCAATAAAACATAATGCTAATATTATATGCATTGTATTGCCTGGTTCCTTGGTATTATTTCTAGGCTTAGGCCTAGGTTTATCATCAGCCAATTCATGATCTAATGATTTAATATCTTTAAGCAGATCCTTAAGTTCACCTTCTGAATTTCTACCGTGGTAGCTCATTTGCACGCCTCGGCAACTAGCCACAATAAGAAAAATAATAAAACTATTATATTAATATCAAAATGACGAAGATCTTTTTTTCTTTCAAGGCATCGCTTATTTAAATTTGCTATTTCCTGTTTTGTCATCGGGTCACCTCCTGAAAAAATAGATAAAAAAAATACAAAGCCAGACATGCACAAACGAGTATAATAATTTTATCATCTCCATTCATCTTTTTCATTTTCTCTCCTTTAAATATTCACCAAGCTCTTTAGAAAGAATGGGCTTGTAGATTTTTTCTCTTCTTTTTTTGAGAAGTTCGTAGCCTTTTATTGTCAGCTTGTTGGTCTTAGTCATGTTACATTCTCTGCATAATAATTGGCCATTCCAGAGTTCTCCTGGGACCCCGTAGTCAAGGGGAACAATATGGTCTATGTTGCCAACTTGTCTTTTTGTTTTAAATAAAAAATAGAGCCAAAAACTATGGTTATCATTTGAGAATATTAATTTCATATTGCAATTACTATTTTCGCACCGGCCATTTGCTTTATTGAAGATTTTCTTTTTATCTGTCTGGGAAAATGGCGTTCCGTCTAGTTCTTTCCAATATGTAGCATCTTTTCTCCTGTCAGCAATTGGGTTGAAACTTTTAATGCTTTTAGGGCCGAATATAAAAACAAATAAACATCCGATAGTTGAACCCAATAACAACTCCCATTTAATGGAGAGAGCAAATTCAACCATTCCATGCCCTTATATTAATCTGTCTTCCCATGGCTCGTATTCTGGGTAATCAGCTTCTAAATTTATCTGAGGCTCCGGTTTAACTAATATAATCTCTTTGGTATCTTTCATTTCTTCCGTTGCTCTTGCAGTTTTTGATAACTCTAGCAGTAATTCACCGGGTTTGTGTATAATGAATTTAGAGACATACATCTTAAGTGCCACTTCTATCGCTGACTTCGTTTTAAAATACATCCACGGGTAAATACTCCTATTACATAAGTCTACAATAAAAGAATTCCTTCCAATTCTATACACTTTTATTTTCTTCGCTTCTTTGCATGCCAGCGAGATAAAAGCTCCTTGTATCCTAACAGGCAATTCATCCCTTGGAACACTTAGGAACAAAA